TTTTACTAAAATAAGGCATTACTACACCTGAAGCTAGAGCCAAAACCAAGAAAGGAATGGCCATCCCCAGAGTGTAAATTAAGGTATAGATTGCTCCTTGCCAAGCACCATTGCCTCCAGAAGCCGCAAGCGCTAAAACAGAACTTAAAACTGGACCAATACAAGGCGTCCAACCAAAGCTAAAAGTAATACCGAGTAAAAAGGCCGACCAATAACGATTGGCTTCTGATTTCTTAAAAGTAAAGCTTTTTTGAACCTCTAATTTCTTAAAATGAAAAATTTCCATCTGGTGAAGACCTAAAATGATAATAATTGTTCCCATGGTATAGCGAAACCAATTGGCATAGAGAATATTACCAAAGTAACCAGCACCAAATCCTAGAATAAAGAAAATGAGTGAAATGCCTGCGATAAAGCAAAGAGTTCGAATCAGACCTGACCTGGAAACCTTTCTCCCAAACAAAGAAAAGCTTTTTGCACTTTCCTGATCATCCAATAAAATTCCAGTATAAACTGGTAACAGAGGAAAAATACAGGGGGAAAAAAAGGACAAGACGCCTGCTAAAAAAACGGAGATTGAAAATACTATCGTTTCCAATAAAAAACCAACTTTCTTAATAATTCTAATTCTATTTTACTATAATCAATTTTATTTGTATGATTTCTGCTACGCAATTTGAATTAGTCTGTACTTGAAATATTTTCCGGTACTAGTTCATTCAGATTCTGGCCCTTTTTTGCCTCCTATACACAAAAAAAGCCTACTGCCCAAGCTAGAAAGCTTGATACAATAGGCTTTTGGAAGGTTGATTATTTAACAGCGTCTTTTTATAAAGGATATACTTCATAGCTATACAATAGAAGAAAGTTTCGAAAAATAAGTATAAATACGTTTAAAAATAAGTTTAGTTCTAGGGGATAAGATATATAAGTTTTAAACTTATGCCCCATTATTGCCCCAAATCTTATTTTTATATTTTTGGGGCATATAGTACCTATTCTTCAAGAAAACGCTTTTTTGAACAATAGGATTGTAATACCTGTTTCTAATCGTTCAAAATGCGTGTTTTTGAACAATAGGGTTGTAATTTTGCTTTCTAATCGTTCAAAATGCGTGTTTTTGCAAAATAGAAATACAAACTCTAATTTTGTTAACCTCAACAAAATTGGCAACTAAGGGCTTTATAAAGCTATTTGTTGACTTCAACAAGTCAATTTTTCAGGCAAACCATTTATTTTGCTACCGACATTGATGTCGGTTGGTTAGATGTTTTCTTGATTCAGAACAGACAAAAAAACCGCAAGCCTGAGCCTGCGGTAGATACACATTTTAGAAAAGTTTTCCTTTCATTTTATTTTTTAAATTATTTAATTGTAATCAAGCCTTCAGGCTCTACTGTGAATTCTGGCTTATCTGCCATCGTTCCGTCTGGTTTAAGGTAGTACCAGCCTTGACCTGCTCTGACGAATTCATTTGATACCATATTTCCGTCCTTGCTATCAAGGTAGTACCAAGTGTCCTTGTACTTGACCCAACCTGTCTTCATGGCTCCCTCTACGTCGAAATAGTACCACTTCTCAGCGATTTTCTTCCAGCCTGTGGCCATCTCGCCTGATTGGTCAAAGTAGTACCAGTTGCCGTCAGAGTGCTTCTTCCAGCGGTCTGCAAGCATGTAGCCTGAACCGTCGAAGTAATACCAGGTTCCGTTGATTTTCTCAAACTTATCTTTAGGATAAGAGCCGTCTGAGCGTACATACCAGTAGCCTGTATCATTTTTCTGCCAGCCTGTTTCAGCGCCTAGGCCGTTCTCAATATCTCGCTTAAACTGTTCACGGCTAACGCCCCATTTAGCAAGATAGGGATACGGGTCAACGTGGTCGCTACTGTTATCAGGCTGGTTATTGGTGCAGTATTCATGCGTTTTGATACCCTCCAAGTCGTCTGTATCAAGAGTTTTTGGCAAACCTGCTTCATCTGCTAGATTTCGTAGCAATTCGATATAAAGACGATAGTCTGTCATGAACTCTTCTTTAGTTGAATGGCTTTCAATCAATTCAACTGCTGCATAGGTCTCAGCATTCCAGCCGCCTCCAACGTCGTATGATCCGTTGTTTACAGGGCCTACCTGCATAACACGACCATTACCAACGACATGAGAAAAGAACCCGAGTTCAGGGTCCTTTCTGTAGTGATAATCGGCTTCGTTTTGAACAGTTGAGTTACGGTTTCCTGTTGAGTGAGCATGAACTTGACGGAAAGGCTCAAAACCTACAATCGGCAAGTCTGTACGTAGTCTACTTGTATCAATATCCATTATTACTCCTCACTTGGTTTCTTGTATTCTAGCGCTCGTGTGCTGTCTGTAATTCCACTTGTTGTTGGGTCATTGACCAGACCGATAGCAGTCAAGAACACGAAGACTGCATTAACAAGCAAAATCAGCTTGTTGCCGATATCACCCAAATCTAGATGATATCCAAAGACTGCTGCACCAGCTTGCAAGACAAGCAAGAAGGCTGGTATTGCAGTCAGCCAAAAAAATTTATTTTGTAATCGTAGTTTCCAGTTAATCATATTGTTTTTCCTTTCTACCTTAAAAATTTAATTTTTTTTGCGTTTTTTGTGTATTTTTCTATTTTTTCCCCTATTGAGTCATCTCCGACGAATGCTATTTCAAAATATTTTCCCTCATTGTAAAGGTAAGATATTTCCGGTAATGAAAGAGGTGGTTTATCGTCGGCTTGCATAGATTTTATTTGTTTATAATCAAAATTGTTAGGTGTGATTACAGTATTTTTTAGAGAAAAAGATATAGTAGCTTTAAAACCGGAAGAACCACTTGGTTCTATTGTTAATAAAATTTCTCCTCCACCACTCCACACCAACCTATCGCCAATATACCGCTTAACAATCTCCTGATTGCCTAACATTATCCTTATTCTATCTTTCATAACTACACCTGCTTAAAGATATCATAAATCGTGTTAGGGTCTTTGGTTGGAAGAGCATCGTACTGCGCTTGTGTTCCTGCCCAATACTTCAGTGCTTGTTGTCCCTGTTGGTTGATGATGTTCTGACCAGGCGCACCGTCTGCACCTCTGGGGCCATCGTTTACGTTATCTAAATGAGCGAACCCAGATGCCTTAAGACCTCTGTAGCTCACTTCAATACGGACTTCGAACCAACCACCAGAGCGCTGGGTAGCACTCCAGGTTCCAAATTTCCCAGCTGGATCGGGAGTCTGATTTCTCAACACCCCCCAGTTGTTATTTCCAAAGCCACGGTAGTAGTAATCAAGAGTATAACCACTCGTGACTGCTTCGCCATCATAGAATACATCCGCAAACAGGTTTAACTGACTAGTCGCGCCATTTCTATAAGACCCTTCGATACGGACATTGGCACTTAAACTATGACCATTCTCACCCTTCAAGCTATTCCGTTGAGTCGGTGTCAGTGTGTCAAATGATGGCCGGCTTTCTAAAGCTGAAATCTTTTGTTTCAACTCAGTATCATTGTAAGTTGAATACAAGTGTCTTGAGCCAATCTTTCTCACAGAAATACCTTGAGCGCTAATGCCTGTTACAATCCAGTAGCCTTCATTTGCTCCTTCAGAGTTGTTATTAAAGCTTTGAATTACATCTCCAAATTTGATACCTATTGGATTCATTAAAGAATTGATTGGTATTGTCGCAGTAGCACCGACTTCGTTTCCGGCAATATCCGATTTTGAAATCCGATATTCTGAGCTTCTCAAAACAGTTGGAAGATTAACAGAACCACCATTTGTGAGACTCAGTCTGTTGCCTTCTAAGCTGAGAGTTTGATTCTCAGTAAGATAATGCTTTGCCTCCAGCTCATCTTTCGTAACATGTTGCTCTTTAATGCCCTTGATATCCTTACCAATTTCTGTTGCTAGACTTTCAAGGTTATTCATAGGCTTCACGCTTTCGCTTGATTATATGTCGCAACCAAATCAAGATTAGCAATCTGGTCAACGCGTCCGCTAACCTCTGTCACTTTTCCCAAAAGTGCGCCATTTTCATCCTGACCCATGTTCGTGATTTTATCCGCAATTTCTTTCAGCGTATCAAGGTTCTCAGGCGTTCCTTCGCCTAAAATTTCAGCCTTAACTTCCGTTTTAGCTTGAGTGACTGCCTGTGAGATAGCCTGCGTCATTGCTGAAGTTTCTACTTTAGTGCTGACGCTCTGCTTAACTTCCTTGATATCTGCTCCAACTGCTTGTGCGAATGCTGTTAATTTTGTAGTATTTTCCATTGTTTTATACCTTTCCTAAGTTGTAATAAAAAAGCAAGTCAGGGATTTCCTGACATGCTCCACCTTCACTTGCAGGTCTTTCTGCAAGCTGTTTTTTTACTTCTTTTTCTATGTCCAACTCCTTCAAAGTATAGACATCTTCCGTAACCAATTCTTTATCTGAGTCTTCAATTTCAATATAAGTATCTCTGTCGCTCGGGAAGATATACCCCCCAACCGAGATTTCCACTCGATATTTTCCACTTGGTAGAATACTATCTAAATTAAAATTGACAGAATGGCTAGTGACGGGAGCAGGTGTCTTCCCCCTCCGTTGTCCCCTTGTTTGAGTAAT